TTTTAGCGCATTCAATGACTACCTTCTATGAGAAGGTAACGGAGAAGGTATGGCCTGCGACCAGGGCCATGCTTATATCCATTTCGTCCCTCTCGGGGGACGTTGGTGGGGGGGAGGGGCCAACTAAATTAATAGTTAGCCAGAGTGCTACTCCCGTTGTGGAGTCCGTTGCTAACGGTCCAACAGGAACATTGGGTGATGGTATTGCCACCATCACCTACCCTACCATGGTGCCCGCCTTATGCAGAGCGGTCAGGAGCTGGGGCACGTGCGGGTTATTTTACGGAGTAACCGGCTACGTTGCCGCGGAGTTGACTGTACAGCTTTGGTGTGGCATGCAGGCGGCAATAACACCCATCGGGACGCCTGCTCCCGAACCAATATCAATTGCGAACATGATTCACACTTATTTGTTTGGAAATTTGGCCAGACTAATTCGTGGGTCAAGTGGGCTTGTAACCCTCCACCGCATGCTTTGTCTTATGGAAGACGGGGACGAACAAGGGGCAGAGGAATTGCAGGCTCGGAGCAACAACAACGCAACCAGATCAATGTATAGGGCCACAAAGTGGGCACTGGCATTAAATGGAGTTTACCCACGCCTGGGTCGAGTTAGATCTGCGGCTGAGGATATGGTAATCGCCATCCACATCAACAAACTTTTCATCAATGGGTATGAGGATGTTGATTTGGCTGGTGAAGTTGTTCGTGGCTCGGGACCGGTTCGGTTGATTGATAGATATAAACTGCAGGCAAAGGTCGTTGAGATTTATTGGCAGATGGGCAGGGACTTGTCTGCTGAGGAGCTCAGGGACGGACGTGTTGATTTCGACATGTCCGGACGACCGATAAGTGGCGCGTTGACCGCAATGTGGGATTACTACATTCGCGGCATCGTGCCATCCAGGCAAGTTTAGTGGGGCCCCGTCAGGCGGTTCGGGGTGGACACCAAAATTGATTCAGGGTGTTCACCAGAGATGACGGACCGTCCTGGCGAGGGTAGGGGTGGAAAATATTTCCCGCGCAAGTACGTGTATTGTCGTGGATTTGGCAATGACGACCAGCTATTTTGCCATAATAACAGCAAAGTTAATTTGGTCCGAGCCATACACGAGCGCGTATTTCGCGTTTCCGGGGAGGGTGGGTTAGTGCTCCCCCCGAGGCCAAGTCCAGGGGTGTTTCAAAGCAATTTGGAGCATGTCCAGGAGATGTTTCGTAAGTATTTCATAGGTCGTGCTTATGCCCCGGCAACCGATAGCCAATTCTTGGCAGGAGTTCCGGCTGCAAAACGCAAGATTTATGCACGTGCTATAACGAGATATTACAACATTGGGTTACACTCTAGCCAATGTGGAGTGAGTGCGTTTGTTAAGTTCGAGAAACAGGTTCGGGATGAAACTAAGCCTGATCCTGCTCCTCGGGTCATTCAAACACGGTCACCAGTGTACCATTACCGTCTTGGCCGGTATACCAGAGTGATAGAACATGATATATATAAAGGATTGGATAGCATGTTTGGGGGTCCTACAGTTATGAAGGGGTACAACCCTGACCAGGTCGCAACACACATAGTTGATGCCTGGAATTCTTTTAGCGATCCGGTTGGCATTCCTTTGGATGCAAGCCGGTTTGACCAGCATTGTTCAATAGATGCTCTTAAATGGGAACACGATCAATATAGATTTTTGTTCCCAGGGGAGCGCGAGCTTAGTTGGTTATTAAAGCGACAAGAGCGTAACAAGGGCTATGGCGATTATCCCGGTGGGCAGGTCAAATACCAAACCATCGGGTGCCGGATGAGTGGGGATATGAACACCGGACTTGGCAACTGTTTGCTAATGGTTTGCATGATGCGTGCATTTTGTGACCATTGCAAAGTCAAAGCACGGTTAATAAACAACGGCGACGATTGTGTGTTGTTGGTGGAGCGTGGCAATTTGGCCCACGTAACTTCAGAGTGTGCACCATGGTTTCTACGCATGGGGTTCAACATGAAGTTCGAGGGTGACATAGCATATCGAATTGAACATATAACGTTCTGCCAACTGCGTCCCGTTCGTACGCCAACTGGTTACACGATGGTCCGAGACTTAAAGAGCATAGTTAAGGACGCTGCCAGTTTGCAACCCAACATCGACGGTGTTTACGCCTGGATGGGTGCCGTCGGCGAGTGTGGACTTGCACTCGCTGGTGATATCCCAGTCTACGGGGCAATTTATTCGGCATATTGTCGACACGGTTCTGCCGGTCGTGTTAGGAATCATAACAACTTTCGTAACACAGGCATGGCAATTGCCAGTCGTGGCATGAATCGTTTCGCCAATGGTTTGGTGGCTGATATCACCAGGGTGAGTTTTTACCTTGCATTTGGTATTAGTCCCACCCACCAGGTGATCATTGAACGTCGCTTTGATGAGTTGATTGCCGGTGATGACGCATCCCCGTTCGCATTACACCATTTGCCCAAAGGGATTACTATCTAGCTTTTAATTTCACGGAAATACACCGTTTATCAAGTATTATGACTAAATCCAAGGCTACCGTTAAGGGTAGTCAAAACGCTTCTATTCAGAGCCTTAACAGCCGTATGGACCGCATTATGAAGATGATACCCAAGGGTACGTTCAGTAATGTTGGCTCTGCGGCTGGCATGGCTGCTGGTGGCCCCGCTGGGGCCACCATCGGACGTGTTATTGGATCAGGATTGTCCGCAATCACTGGTTATGGAGATTACGAGGTAAGCATGAACACCCTTAATAAGGTATCCACTTCTGTGGACATGGTTCCTGCTTTCGTCCGTAGCGACCATAGTGTTAGGGTGACTCATCGTGAGTTTGTCCGGGACTTGGTCGTGCCTGAGGATCCTTCTGGTTTTGTCAACACGACGCAACCAATTAACCCTTCAAACACTCTCCTATTCCCTTGGCTGGCCTCAATGGCACGCCAGTACCAACAGTATCGCATCCATGGTATGATTGTCGAGTATAAGTCGATGAGTAGTGATTATGCTGCATCCGGCCCACTTGGGACGGTGTGCATTGCTACCAACTACAACGTGCTTGACAAGCCATATTCTTCCAAAATTGCGCTGGAGAATTCTGAGTTTGCTGTTTCATGCAAGCCCAGTATGTCTTTGGTCCATGCCCTGGAATGCGACCCCAAGGTAACTGGCCGTGACATCCTATATGTGCGTGATCTTCTCGCACAGTCCACTAACACGTCCGACGCGCGTCTTTACGACGCGGGTCTCCTCCAGATCGCCACCGCTGGTCTTCCCGGTACTCCCGGGTCTACCATGGGTGAGATCTGGATCTCCTATGATATTGAGTTTTACAAGCCGGTTTTGCCAATTGGCGAATCGGTACCCACTGTCCCTGGGTTCGCACTAACTTCGCAGCGTGACGGCAGTGTTAGCTTTGAAAATGGCGCTATTGCTGCAATGTCCATTAATCAGCCAACTTCTGCCCTTGTTGCCAGTCAGGTGCGCAACCTTTATACGAGCAATGGGTCAAGTCCCACATTTAACGGTGACACTGGCTTGTACGGAACTGCATTTACCATTGGCCCTACTGGCCAGGTGCAATTCCTTCGTAATGGCTTGTACAAGTTCCAATGGACGCTTTACGGGTCAACCACTACCGGCAACTATGTGGTTACCCCGGCCTCGTTTAATCCAACTGCCACCACAGCTCAGTTTGCTGAGGCTGGTTCTGTTGGCACCATTTCAACTTCTACTGATGTGCTATGTACCCCGCACCACGTTGGCCAATCTGTGTCCAATGGCCAGCTTGGTGTCGTAGCTTGCACTGTCATTATTGATGGTATGCCTGATGGTGAAAACGCTTTTATTAACTGCCCCGAAATTACAGTTAGTGACGGCTTCCTTGCTGCAGTTACGATTAACACTTTCAATATCACTTGGATCCAGGAGACACCAGCTAGTATCCTTGTCACAGCCTAAACAAATGCCCATTACGTTGGGGCGATGCTGGTGGGTTGGTCACCCCCCTGCGCATCCACAGATTCTGTGTGTTAGTGAATTTAAGTTTTCACAGCATTGGGTTTGTTGGTGCGTTGCCAGCACGCGTCTTGGATGTTTGCAATTATTTGGCAAGGCATACATACACATATTTGTGGATGTGCATAGTCATGATAACATGTTTTATACCCAGTTATACGGGAAATATACAGCGGTCCACGGACCTTAACAAAAATGGGTCACTTTGAGA